CATCATACCAGCAGCAGGAGAAGATATTGCACTATCTCTTGCAGTTGTTGTTGCATGTACTGCTAATTGAACATGATTGGATGCAGTGAATGATGCACCAGCGATTGCACCTGTACCAGTAATAGTGGGTGATGTTAAAGTCTTATTAGTAAGTGTATCAGTTGACACTCTACTTACCAATGTAGAACTTGCACCAGCAGGAAGTAAACTTGTGTTTGTTACACTTGCACTATGTGGTTGAGGTTTAATCGTTTGTCCATGTGAGTTTGCATGACAGTTAAGTTTAATCTGTCCTTCAATTGATGAACCGTCACCCTTTACTTCTACAATCTGTGTTGCAGAGTCTAATGAAAGATTGCCAGATGCAGTTGTTACATCTCCACCAACAATAGGTGAAGTTAAAGTTTTGTTTGTAAGTGTCTGAGTCGCAGTTGCGAGAACAATCGCAGCAGTGTTACTCAAGTCTGTACTTGCAATTGTAATATTTGCACTACCATTAAATGACTGTCCAGCAATAGTTCTTGCAGTTGCAAGAGTAGTTGCTGTGGTAGCGTTACCAGTTATATTTCCTGTGAATACACCAGCAATTGCACCTGTACCTGTAATGGTAGGACTTGTTAAATTTTTGTTTGTAAGTGTTTGTGACGCAGTGTTGAGAGTAACAGTATCAGCAGTAAGAGCAGAACCAGTACCAAGTTTGGTATAGATTTCTACAAAGTTGTCATTGACCTTGTCACCACCAGTGCGTAAAGAATCTCCAGTACCGTCATTTGCGTTAGTACCTAATCCTAATGCTTGATATGCCATGTTAGTTTTCCCTTAATTTCTTTCTATTATTTATAAGACTTTTATATTAGTTTGTATCAAAAGTTCTTATATTATCATCAAATTCTATGGTATTTGAACTAAACCTTGTACCAGAAGATGTTACCTTTATCTCACTTGGAGGAGGAACATTAACTCTAGTGTTGTATGCTTCTTGTGGTATCGTATATTTATCTATTTTGTCAAAGGACTCATTTGCTGAATCGAATTTTGTTGAAGTTGAATCGAACTCGTTTGTATTAATACTCTTTACAGATACTTGATTGATTCTATATTGTCCCCATTGGTCAATGGTATATAAATCACGAGTTTCATTTCCAGTTTGTGTTGCATTTCTGTATATGCCTGGATAGTTTGGTATCTCTAGATTGTCACTAATAGGTGGAACTGCAAATGCATACTTAGGAAGATTAGATAATCTATTACCACTATTATGAGAACCACGATTAGTTCTTAGAACAACCGTGTAGTCTCTTGTAAGTGTAACATCTCTTTTCCCACTTGTCAAGTCTGAAGATTCTGCAACACCAACCGTTGCATTGACTCTTGCAGTTGAGTCATCTATAGTACCCAAACGTCTACCAAATACTGTAGTAAATAGATTAGTAAATGTAGATGCAAGTTCTGGTGAGTATGTGTCATCACCAATGTAATCACCAACAGAACCAGCAGTTGGGTTTTGAATATTTGCAGAAACAAGAGTAGAGAATGAAACCTCACCAAAGACATTCCAACCAGCTGGGTGTACAGAACGTCTTACCGATTCTCTCCACTCATTAATTGATTGTCCAATACGAACAACGTATGAATAGTCTTGGTAGTAATTAGAATCTTGAACCTTCATTTCAGATTCGGATACCTTACCTTTGTCATCAACGAAACTACCAACTGTTTGTCCAACAGTACCAATAGTAGATGATGCTTCAGCAGGAGTTGATTGAAAAACATTTGCAGTCGCACCAGTAATAGATACGATTTGGTCTCCAAGGTTAAAGTCAACAGTACTGTCAATCTCTAATATATTTCTTGTTCCATCAAATACAACCACTGTACCAGAATGACTTGTTAGTGTATCTCCAGCAACAAATGAACCAGTTACATCTTTAACTAATATATTTCTGTTAAGTGTAAAGGATGGTGCAGATGCATAATCCAAACCAAAGTTAGTAATTGATATTCCTTCAACATGTCCCACCATTGGGGTTTCTGTTGAACAAGCAAACAAACTTGAATTAGAACCAGTTGTGTTTAGACTGTCAGAAACTAAAGGTAGTTGTAAGAAACCATTACCTTTGTTTATCATCTTAATCTTAGTAATCTCTCCAGCTTCCTCTGCAACACCCAAGTTTGTAAAGGTTGCTGTTTCAAGAACAATTTGTTCTCCATCTTCCATCACAAGATGGTCTAACTCACCAACAGTTTGTTGTTGGTTTAAATAGAATCTATCTTCTGTAACAATCAAGTCACCATTCTCAGTTATGAAATGGTCTGGAGCAGTTGATTGCTCAAGGACAAATGCACCACCGACTACAGCAATCTTAGCACGAACATCCTTACCTTCAGTATTGTCAACATTGAATACAAGTTCTTCACCGACTGTATAACCTGTACCACCACTCTCAATTAATATATCATCGATATTACCAGCACCAGCACTCTCTACTCGAGCAGTTGCCGCATTGTTTCCGTCACCACCAGTTACACGAACAGGGTCAGAAGTATTATAATATGCACCACCTTGTACAACAGAACCTTCAACCACAATAGATTTAATTGTACCAGATATTTCTAAATCTAATCCAGTATCAATTGTAGTTCCTACTTCTCCTGCTTGGAATGTTCCAGTAACAGAGTTTGCATCTAGATTCAATTCTGCAATCTGAGTTGCACCTTCTCTAAACTTAATAACAGTTGCAATGATTGCTGTTGCACCAGATGTTCCACCAGTGATTGTTTCACCAATTGCATTATTAAAATCAGATGTTCCTGTTTCAACAATACGAATAACTTTATCTGTACTCCAACGACCATCAGATGGACGAAGTAGATTATCTCTTGGATAAACGATTGATGCTTCTTCATCAAATAGAATACGGAAGAATAATTTGTGCCCTTTCTCCGTACCCTTTGCAGCATACATGTCTTTGATATTCTTAATAAGTTTTCTTTTTGAGAGACCATCTGCAACCGTGTTAGGCATTGCTTCCATAAAGGAATCTCTAAACTTATCAAGGAAAGAATAAACTGTGTTATCAACGTCTGCGTATTCCAGAAGTTGTTGAATATTTTGTACAGGGTTTGCACGATAAGATGATACTGTAGATACTGCTCCACTAGTAGAACCTGTTACAGTTTCCCCTGTTTCAAATAGTTGTTGTGATGTAATGAATAAACGATTGTTATTATCAAAGTCATCTACGAGAACACGAGCAGTTGCTTTACTGTTTGTACCGACAATAGTTTCACCAACAACAAACTTACCTGTAGATGATTCTAGAACAACCTTCTCTTCATCTTCACTAAGAATAAAATTGTTAGTAAGAGTTTCTTCAATAACATATTCGTTTGAACCAGTAAGTGTTAACTCACCTGCTTCAAGAAACTCATAATAGTATTTTAGAAATAAAGAAAAGAGGGGATGGTCTTCCCGAACAAAATCTGGAAGTTGCGACTCAAGATGAGGCGATACCTTATTCTTTAGTGTAGGATGGTTTCCCGACATTTATAAAAACCTTAATATGATGAACTAGTAGCGTATCCAGTTCCAGCAGAAGAACCACCAGACTCGATAGTATCCACTTCAGCAGTTACTTTTGTATTTGTAAAATCTATTTCCAATAGTTGGTTTCTAACAGGAACGATATCATTAGACTTAGGTTGTACCACAACTGAGACAGTTCCATCAGAATTAGATGTTCCTGTAATAGTCAGAGATGGAAGAGTTACCAATCCAGTTGAGTAATCAACTGTTCCTGCTGTGTTATTTAAATAAGTTCTTGTTGTACCACCAACAAGATAGTATGTACGAATGTTACCATTACCATCATCATCAATGAATATAGTATTTGAATTTCCAGCAATAGTAAAACCAGTAGATACTACAATTCCACCCATAGTAGCATTATGCCCAGAGTGTGGGTTATATAAAGCATTACTATAATCTAGTATATACTGAGAAGATGTATTAAGAACAGGTTTGATTGTTTTCTCAATCTTCAAGGTTGTAATGTTTGATAGAATAGAATTATCAGCTGCATCAATTAAACGTGATAGTTTTGAAAATCTAAAGATACCATCAAAGTTTTGCAAGTCACTATTATTATATGTTGTAAGAACATTTGTAACAATAGTCTCAATTGATGTTGCAGTATTTGTAGTAGACTTAGAATCAAATTTTACAGTACTAGTCAGTCTAAGTTTTGTTATTTCTGGGTCAACAATAGTTGGACGAACAGATGCAATATTATAACCATCTAGTAATTTTACAATACTATCTTTCTGTGCCTGTGTTAAATTTACACCAGACTGTGTTTTGATTGCAAGGTATACTTGTCCATATCTTGGTGGGTTATTATCTTCACCACCCCACACTTGAATTGCTTTTGTGTCAGCATATACTTGTGGTACGATTGTTTTATAATCTTGTGTTGTTACTGCTCTACCCTGTGATGAATAATCAAGAGGAGCATTATATTTAATTGATTCTATTGTTTCTGGTTCTGCACCACCAGATGCAGATACAAGAGTTGCAACTGTGATATCAGATTCTCCACCAACACTAGTTCCACTGAATACACTTGCACCGTTTGCTTTATCTTTGTTAGTAACAATATATTCTAGAATTATAATATTACCGTCTGTTGGTTTAGAACCAACAACACCATCACCAAAGTAAACTTCAAACTTACCATCTTCAACTTCCTGTAGAAAATATACATCTGATGTTTTGGTAACTTGTGAAATATCAGTTGCAAGAGTATATGTTGTTAGTGTTGCATCTGATACTGAATTTTGAACTGAAACTTTTAATGTGGTTGTATCTGCACGAGCATCTGTAACCATATACTTCTTATCAAGGTTCGCACTATCTACAGTATACTTTGCAGTAACTAGTGTACCTTCATAGATTGGTAGATTAACAAAACGTGTAATACCGTTTACAGGTGAAACAGTTTGAGCTG